AGGACCCCGCCGCGTTCATCGACAGCGCCGAGCAGCGCGTCTTCGCCATCGCGCAAGACAACATCCGCGCGGACCGGATGGTCGACGTCCGCGCCGCGGTCGCCGAGGCGTTTGAGGTGATGACCGTCGCCGCCAAGTCGGGTTCTGGCATCACCGGCACCGCGTGCGGCTTTACCGCCGTGGACCACAAGACCACCGGCATGCACCCCGGAGACCTCTACGTCATCGCCGGCCGGCCCGGCATGGGCAAGACCAGTTACATCCTCAACATCGCGGCCGAGGTGGCGAAGCCGAAACCGTCGCACGACGAGGCTGGTAACCCCATCCAGCTTCCGGGCGGAGGCGTCGCGTTCTTCAGCCTGGAGATGCCGCGGGAGCAGCTTGGCGCGCGCATGCTGGCGGTGGAGGGTCGCGTCGATGTCTCGCGGATCCGTAGCGGCAACATGCGCCCCGACGACTGGAACCGCCTCACGGAAGCGGGCCGCGATCTCGGTCGGCTACCGGTGAAGATCGACGACACGCCAGCGATCACGCTGCTGGACCTCCGCGCCAAGGTGCGGCGCATCCAAACCGAGATGCGGCAGAAGGGCACGGAACTCCGCGTGGTCATCATCGACTACCTGCAACTGATGGGCTCACCGCCCGGCAAGCGCAGCCGCGAGGAAGAGGTTGCAACGCTGAGCAAGGGGCTGAAGCAACTAGCGAAAGAGGCTCGCGTTGCCGTCGTCGCGCTCTCCCAGCTGAACCGCTCGGTCGAGACCCGTAGCGTCAAGGACAAGCGTCCCCAGTTGTCAGACCTGCGCGAATCCGGCGCGATTGAGCAAGACGCGGACGCCATCTTCTTCCTGTACCGCGATGAGTATTACTTCAAGGACAGCCCCGACCAGGGGATCGCAGAGGTCATCATTGCCAAGCAGCGCAACGGCCCGACGGGTACCTGTAAGCTAAGGTTCCAGTCCGAGTTCACGCGCTTCGACAACCTGGCGCCGCATGAGTACGAGATGAACGAGTATGACGATTTCGACAACTACGACCAACCCGCGGACGCCGAGTGAGCGAGTGCCTTGCAGAACTGATATAGGTGGACACATGGATACAAAAAACCAAGCGAGTCCAGTGGATGCACCCGAGCCCGTCGACGTCTCGGAGACCGGCTACATCCGCGCACTATGCAGCGAGAAAGGGAAGTGATGATGCACCACAGCCTTGAGTCCGAATTGAGGCACTATTTCCAATTCGGGGATTTCGGTCCCGCGTCGCCCAACCTCGGCGGCACGGGTGGCGGTAGCGGTGAGCCAAAGGAGCCACGATTGCCGCACGGCGCCAACCTGTGGACGATCCGGACCGCGATGGCGCGCCTACAGGTGGCGGATCGCGAGATGGGCCGCGTGTACGACAAGGATCCGCACACCGTGACGCCCTGCGCTTCCGACGTGCTCCACGCCTACTACGGCGAGGGTGAGCGCCTCCAGGGCCACGACGGCGGCGGCAAGGTGGTTGACCCGCTGATCGCTGTCTACCCGCTAACGGGTATCTGCCCGGGACACCGCGACGGCGAGCGGGCCATCACCGCGCTGCTGCACTTCGCGGAGCTTGAAGGCGGCGCCAAGGGCGACGCGCGGGCGAAATGGGAGGCGTGTCAGGTCGCGGCGCGGGCGCTGCTCACGAGGGCGCAGGAGGCGTATCAGGTGGCGGCGGAGCGGGTGGAGCGCAAGCGACGCAAGACGCTGACGGAGACGACAAGGGGGATGCTGGGATGAGTGGAAAATGCAAGGCGCCGTTCCCGTGGTTCGGCGGCAAGTCCGGTGCCGCGCGGATGGTCTGGGGGGCATTTGGCGACGTCAAGAACTACGTCGAGCCGTTTTTCGGGTCGGGCGCGGTGCTACTGGACCGCCCCAATGGTCCCGGCAAGGTTGAGACGGTCAACGACGCCGACGGCCTACTGGCGAACTTCTGGCGCGCCATGACGATCGACCCGGATGCCGTCGCATTCCATGCGGAGTGGCCGGTGAATGAAGCCGATCTCCATGCCCGCCACTGGTGGCTGGTGAGTGAGCGCGAGACACTCACGAGCAGGCTCATGGGTGACGCCGACTGGTTCGACGCAAAGGCTGCCGGTTGGTGGGTGTGGGGTCAATGCGCCTGGATCGGGACGGGGTGGTGCTCTGGCGAAGGGCCGTGGGTTGTTGAGGGTGGCGGACTGGTTAAGCAGTCCGGTCGGAGCGGGGTGAGCAAGAAGCTGCCACACCTTGGCGACGCTGGACAGGGTATCGCTCACGCCCACCTCGCCGATGTTGCCGCAAGGATGAGGCGGGTCCGAGTGGCGTGCGGGGACTGGAAGCGGGTGGTTGCGAGTTCCACGCTGACCTGGCGCCACGGGTTGACCGGCGTGTTCCTTGACCCACCATATAAGGCCGGGGAGCAGCAATATTCAGCCGGCGGTACGGGCACGGATCTCGCGGATCGGGTTGCGGAGTGGTGCGTCACGGTTCAGGACAACCCGCTGATGCGAGTGGCACTGTGCGGGCAGTCCGGCGACTACGACCTGCCGGGATGGCGAACGGTCACTTGGAAGCGCAAAGGTTACGCCAAGACCGAGATCGCGAAGGCGCGGCTGAGTGAGGACACGATCTGGTTTTCGCCGCACTGCTTACCGAGCGCATCATGACCGCCCCCTACATCACCCTCACCGAAGCCGCCGCGGCGCTTGGCGTCCACGAGAACACCGTACGGAATCGGTACCGGCATCACCTGACCACCAGGCTCGTGGAAGGGCGCCGCAGAACAGTCGTGCCCATAAGTTCACTATCACGCGAAATAGCAGACGTTGACGACCCGCGGATTGAGATGCTCCGCGAAGACCTCGGCGAACTGAAAAGCTCGCACATCTCGCTGGTCCACGTGGTCGGCGACATGAAGCGACGGTTGCGCAAGTTGGAAGGCGGAACGTGATGGCGTCTCTACAAAGTCCACAAGCTGGAACCGATAGCAAATTGAGCGCAACGCGCACGCTTCCAAGTAGACCCTATCTAGTGGCCATGCCCTTCCTAGCCGATGAACCCCTCGCGGTTCACGAAGACCCCGCGGACCGAAAGCGACGCCAGCCAGCCAGTAAGGCCACGGCTGACATCCACCGCTCTGTCGGGGAGATGATCGCGATCCGCTATAGCCGCGAGGACTGGGCACGACGCGCACAGGAAGCGAGGGCCAAAGGCGCCGGCGACATCATCCGCAACGCCTCACCGGGCCGCAACGCTGTCTCAGCTGAGGCATTCGACGCGGTCTTGGAACTGTCCTTCCCCGCCGCCGACTACCCGCGAGAGCGCCGCCAGGCCAACAGGGCGGGGCGGATCGAGTGGGGTGGCGGTGTGGTTTTCGAGAGGGTGACGGAGTGAGTGAGTCGAAGCGCTTCACCCGTCACGATGGTACGCTGATCGCGACGCTATCCTGGCGCAACGGGGTGATGGCCACAGATTACCGGCTCGACTTCGACCCCTCCGCCACGCCCCGCGAGCGCGAGCTGTTCGCCGAGTACCTCTCCGACTGCTTCGCCGACGCTGCCGACGCTGTCGCTGCCTGCGTGGCACAAGGCATCAGGGGGACGATGCCGTGACGATCGACCAACTCCTGGCCCTGCTGCTACCGGCTCTCGGCCTGCTGATCGTGGCCAAGCTCGGCATGATCCGCGGTGAGGATGGCGATGAGTGACCCAGACCCCGTCGGACCGCAAGGTCCAACCGGCAACTACTATGCTTGCTCTCGCTGAATGGCTGCTCCGCCTCGCAATCGTCGCGGGTCTCTACCTCGGCAGCTACGTAGAGCAAGCGTGTACCCTCTGCCGCGTGGCAACAGGTAGGGGATGAGCAAATGACCTACACCGAAGCCAACGAGCTTCTCGCTGAGGGCGCTACCGTGATCCTCCCGGAAGACGGCTGGAGCTCAGGCGCTGCCTGGTGCTCCGGATGCCGCGCGATGCTGGGGCCTCACGGCTTGCTGGTGGAGCGACAGGGCGGCGAGTGGCATTACCTCTACCGGATGCCCGCGACGGGTTACGAGGTGGAGGCGTGATTCACCCGTCAGCGTGGTGGCTCAAGGCCCGCGCCCGCTCGGTGCTGATAGTGTGGGTCGGCGTGACCCGAGTGGAGGGGGAGTGATGCGAGACGAGGCTTCGACCTACTTCACGATCAACACCAAGCCGATCGCGGAGTTACGCCTCGCGCTTGGTGACGACCTCGACAACTTCCTCGCCTACGTCCACCTCGCTGCCGACGTGCCGACGCAGCAACGCAGCCCTGTATCGATGCGCGAGGCGTTGGCGGGGTGGCTTGAGGACCACGCGCTAACGGCGCTGGTGAGAGTCAGCGACTGGCTGAGGCGGCGGTGAAGCCTGAAGCACAGCGCCACCGCCTATGCGTGCTGGCGAGCATTCGGCTACGTGACAGCACGGAAGCTTGAGAGAGAGGCCCAACGTGGGCAGAAAACCAAAGCTCGACGAGATAACCCCCGAGCAACATGAGACATTCGTTACGGCCCTCGAATTGGGCCTAACGCAGAAGCTAGCAGCCGAACTGATCGGGCAGAGTCCCGACACGGTGCGCGGCTGGATGGCTCGCGGCAAGGCTGCTGAAGAGGGAGATGATGCCTATGCGGCATTCTTCCTCGCGGCAAAGCAAGCCGAGGCTGGTGGCGCCCAGAATTACTGGGAGATGCTGATCAACCACATCAAGTCAGCTGATCCACGCGACGCCATCAAGGGCCTCGTGTGGCTCATGGAGAGGCGCTACGGCATGACGCTAGGCGCAGCTGACGCTGACCGGCTCACGTCACCCACCGAGGCGCGGTCGATAACGATCAACCTCAGTGGCCCCGAGCCGCCCAAGGTCGATGAGTGATGCATCTGTCGACATCCGACTGAACCGCCCACAGTGGCTCGCCTATCAGGCTCTACGGCCCGGCCACACGGTCACGATCCCCTGGGGTCGAGGCGTTGGCAAAAGCTGGTTCATGCGGTGTGTGATGTATTTGTTGGTCGCCAAGTGGGACGGCGTTCTGCGCGCCAACGCGCTGAAGCCTTTCCGCGGGGTCCGCATCATCATGCTGATGCCGACCTTGAAGCAATTCAAGGATGTACACAGCCTCCTGCTGCTTCAGGAACTCGCCGACGACTTCGCGTTCTTGGGCGCCAAGGTCGACCGCACTACGTGGCGCGTCACCTTTCCGGGCGGCAGCTGGATTCAGCCCTTCCCGGCAGCCGAGCACAACAGCAAGACATCGCGCGGCCTACGCGGCGACGTGGCGATAGTGGACGAGGGCGACGACGTAGAGCCTGGCGTCTTCGCCTCGGTTGTGCGCCCCTGGTTCTCCGAGCCGTGGAGCTTCAACATGCGGCTCCTTGGCGGAACGCCTCGGCGCGGCCGCCATGGTCTGCTCTACCAGCTGCACCGAGCGGGACTGAGTGATAAGCCGGCCCACGCCAGTTACTTCAGCTTTCACGCCACCTGGCGCGACGCTCCAGAGACCGTTTCCGCGGCAGTCGTTGCTGAGGCCAAAGAGAACACCCCTGCACCCATCTACAAGCGCGAGTGGGAATGCGACTTCGACGCCGCCGAGGGCCTGGTTTACGACCTCTTCGACGAGCGTTTCCACGTTAGGCTTCCGCCCGAGCGATTCTACAAGTACATCGCCGGAGTTGACTGGGGCTACGCCGACCCTGGCGTGATGCTGGCCTTTGGGATCGCCGGTCACGGCAAGGACGCCCAGGCGTATCTCCTGGAGGAAGTCTACGAGACCGGTAAGGTCATCGACTTCTGGGCAGCTAAGGCTGACGAGTTTCGCGCCAAGTACCCCGGTATCAAGTTTCACTGCGACCCCTCGCAGCCCGCGAGCATCCGATCGCTCGGAGCTGGCGCAGTCGGCGCGAACAACAAGATCGACCAAGGCGTCGCCTGTGTCGCTGACAAGTTGTTTCAGCGCGGAGACGATGACCGGAAGTGGTCGCGGCTCTACGTGCACCCGAGCTGCGCGAACACGATCCGCGAGTTTGGGGAGTACCGCCGCAAGAAGGATCCGCGCGACCCTGACCGCTACCTCGACACGATCGAGGACAAGAACAACCACTGCCTCGTTGCTGGCACCGAGGTGCAGACGTCTGCCGGACCGAAACCGATTGAGTCGGTCAAGGCCGGCGATTACGTCGCAACCCGCGAGGGCTGGTGCCCGGTTGAGTGGTCCGGGATGACCATCGAGAGCGCGCCCATCTGGAGAGTTGAACTGTCCAGCGGCCGCGACCTGGAGGGCACCGCAGATCATCGTGTCTGGACGCAGAACAGAGGTTGGATCCGTGTGGATGCCTTGCGATATGGTGATATACTCTTGCCATGGGAACCTGTGGCCGTGCATGTGGTGGCAAGTCAATCAGCCGGACGAAGCGCACCGGTCTACGACCTAACGGTCGCGCAAGCCCATGAGTTCTTCGCCAACGGAGTGTTGGTGCACAACAGCATGGACGCGGCCAGATACGCCCTATTTGCGGAATTCGGCTTGCCCGAGGTGGTGCGCCACGAGTGGACCGGGAGCCAATACGGATGATGCGCAAAGCTCACAACCGAGAGCAGGCGCTCAAGGCTCTGGTCGCAAACCTCGGCCCCCGCTTCGTGCGCCTCGCCAAGCTTGAGGCCTACGTCGACGGCACCCAGTACAGCGGGCTGCCTAGTTGGTTTGACGACTCGGTGCCGCTGTTCCAGCGCGCGCCTAGCATCACCGAACCCATCGCCGGAGACGCCATCGATTCGTTCGGTGACTTCTTGCTCGGCGATGGCCGGCAGCCGTACATCACCACCAAGCCCGAAGAGGGTGAGGACGCGGAAACGATCGAGGACCCGCTAGGCCTCGACGAAGACCAGGCGGAAGAGTTTGACCGCCACGTGCGCCGCCTCGTTGACGCCTCGGGCCTGCTCGCTGCGCTCCGTGAGGGCCTCGAACACGCCATGGGGTCGTCCAGCGTCGCGCTGATTGGCTGCCTGCGAAACGGGCGCCTCGAGGTCGACATCCAAGAGGCGAAGTGCTCCACCCCCACCTGGGTCAAGGGCAAGCCCGGCGTCGTCGCCCAGCTGGAAATCCGCTACCCCTACCTTCACGAGTTCTTCAATGCGAAGGATCGGCGCTGGGAGGTTGAGTGTCGGCTGTTCCGCCGGGTAATCACCGACCAGCGCGACATCACCTACAAGCCCCGCAAGGCTGCGGAGGATGGCAGCGATCCGGATGGCGCTTGGGTCGAGGACGCTGACCTCACGGTCGAGCACGGTCTCGGCTTCTGCCCGGTCCACTGGTACGCCTTCGGGCGGCGCCAGCTGACCGAGTACGACTACGACGGCAAGGCCATCCACGCGAACCTGCTGGACGAGATCGACGCGCTGAACCGCGGACTGAGCCAGCGCAACCGCGCGGCACTCTACAGCGGCGATCCGCAGCTGGTAGAGCTCGGCGTTGACCTGGAGCACAACCCAGCGCCGGCCGGTGAGACCAGTCAGCCGATGCGGTCGCATACTGATGAGGACCCAACGGTCGTCGCCATCAACAACACCTGGCGGATCCCGAGCGCTGAGGAGCGTCCCGCCGGATGGGGTCGCAAGAAGGGCCCAGGCGTCGTCTGGCGCTACCCGTTCGGCGGCGCCGATGGCAGCGCCCTACCCAGCGTCAAGATGCTCTGCCTGGAGCCAGGCGCGCTCGAGAGCATCGAGAACGACGTGGGCGACCTGCGCAGCTTCATTGCCAGCAGCATGAGCTACGTGAAGGTTGACCCGGCCACGCTTAAGGGCATGGCCGGCGCGTCAATCAGCAACATCTCCGGCCGCATGCTGGAGTGGCTCTACAAGAAGCAAACGAACCGCGCGAGCAAGATCCGCGTGGATTTCGGCGAACGCTGCATCCTGCCCACGCTGTGGATGTTGATGCGCATCGTCGCGCTCAAGTCCGAGGGCGTCTACATCCCCGGCGCTAAGGCGCTGGCCAAGATGGTCACCGGCTTCAAGCGCTCCGTGGAGGGCTCGGACGTGGAGGAGTGGTTCATGCCACGGCTCCGCATTCAGTGGCCCCCGTTCTTTGATGCCACCGAAGAGGACCGAGAGCGCATTTCCGCTCAGGTCCGCGAGGACTACGCGGCAGGCATCATCACGCTGGAGACGGTCGTTCGGCGCATTTCCGCGGTGTACGACATCGACGACGTGGCCGGCTACATCGAGAAGTTGACCGCGGAGAAGCAAGCGCGGCAGCAGGCGCAGATGGAGTTGATGCACGCGGCCGGTGGTCTGAATGAGGACGACGACTCAGATCCAGGAGGACGCGGAAGCGGACCGGGCGGCGCTCCAGAAAGCGGAAGCGGCGGCGCTGGTCCTCCTGCTAAGCCGGGCAAGGGTGGTAGCAAGAAGCCAGCTGCCGCCCCAAGCAAGAAGCCTGGCGCTCCGCAACCTGATAGCAAGTAGCATCGCGGAAACGCGACGCCTTGCCGGCCGAGCCTCGCTAGAGCGTCTTCGCATCGAACTGACGCGGATGGGGCTAGACGCTGACCTGCTCTTCGCCGGCGGCACGCAGTTCCTAGACGCGCAACGCGCTCGAGTCCTGGCCGAGCGAAGCTCAGGCGCCTTTCTGAAGGTCTACGAGACCGAGCTCGGCGGCGCGTCAACAGTTGCCGCACGGCACGCCGCGACGGAGCTGGCTCTTGCCAGGACCGAGAAACGTCTAGCGCTTCAGGTCGCGACAGAGAACGCACACGCCTTCAACCACGCCCGCCAAGAGTCGCGGATCGCTGGTTGGGATGTGCATCTCTACAAGCTCTGGGATGCCTACCTCGACAAGAGGACCTGCCCGATTTGCAAGGGCATGGACGGCACCGCCATCCCCAAGACTGACAAGTTCCGCGACCGGCAGAAGAGGGTCATAAAGCCCGGCAAGGTGCACCCCTGGTGCCGCTGCCTTGAGGAATACCTGACCGTCCAAGAGGCGCGCCAATACCGCGTCCGCGCGGCAGACTGAGAAACCATGAAGATTTGCCAATGTTGCCGCCGTCCGGCTGAAGACGCACAGCCGACGTGCACCCGGTGCGGCGAAGCGTCGTGGCTTAGGCGGCAGGCTGACGTTCCTCCGCCCGATCCCGAGGGAGACGCCCCTGTCAGCGAGAACGCTGACGCGGAAACGCCTGACGCCGAAGACGGCGAGCCCGATGAGGGCTCCGCGCCTGACTCTGCGCCAACCGTTCAGGGCGCCCCGTCCCGCAAGAAGAAGCGGGGTCGCAAGTGATTTGCGGCGGCTGTGACCACGACGTCCACCCCTGGCAGGACATGATGGTCCCGAGCGGGAAGCTGATCGACAAGTGCCCCCGAGAGGGCTGCGGCTTCACCTTCGGCGAGCATCGTGACGACTGCGCGGAAAGCCCCCAGGCCGCCCCGGTGCGCGCAGCTAGCGTCGGCGCGCCAGTCGCCCCCGTGCCCGCGGCGCCTGTCGCAGCTGGCACCGCCAGCCTGATCGCGGGCCTTGAACTACGCCTCGCTGAGCTCGACTCAGAGGCATCCATGATCCGCCGGATGCTCCGCGCGGCAGCCGAAGGAGTCCACTGATGGCCGGCATTGAGATCCGCGACCTGAGCGGCACGTCGCCAGCAACCGCCTCCACGGCGGCCGGCGCAGTGATCGCTAACGGCCTCGACCAGTTCGACTGGTTCACCGTTGACGCTGTTCTGACAGGCGCAACGGGCGGCGCGCTCGACGTGTACCTCCAGCGCGACGTGAACGGCACCTGGGTTGACTGGTTGCACTTCACGCAGTTGGCCGCTGGGGCAGCGGCCGTGCGGACAACCATCGACTCCCAGTCTATCGAAAACGGCCCCATCGCGGTCGGCTCCGGGACGAGCCCGATCCTTACCGCGGGGAAGTTCTCTTGCATGCACCCGGGCGAGAAGGTCCGCGTGCTCTACGTAGCTGGCGCGTCGACATCGGCGGGCGCTACTCAAACCATCATCATCACCGGCTGGAAGCGCCGGATCTGAAAAGGACCAAATCATGGCAGCAGTTACCGGTACCGTAGTCGCCGTTTCCGGCTTCACCTCGGGCACTGGCCCATCACGTCACTCCACCATCTCCGCTGCGGAGTGGGAGACGTTCGGCTGTTTCGTTACCGTGGAGTACTCCGACACCGGGGATACCTACGCCAGCGGCGATGATGCCACGTTCGATGCTGCGGCGGCAATTCAGGCCTCCATGCAGGACGGTCGCGATGTGGTGCCCATGGGCGCCTGTTTCGTTTCCGCGGGGGTCGAGAACGGCGCCATCGTAGGCGCCAAGACTGTCGCTGTCTCTGGCGACAACGTGACCTCGGAACTGACTCAGGAGGACCTGAGCACCGAGCGCGACGACGGCGCAATGAGCGCCACTTGGCAGAAGCCCATCACGTACTTCGTGAGCTGGCGCGCCAAGGTCCAGGGCGAGAGCTGATCTCCGTCCTGACATAGCGGCAACGGCCGCGCTCTAAGCCAACCCGCGACGACGGCGGAAACGGTCGAGAAAAGGCAACCATGAGCAAACCGATTGCGGATCCGCAGGGCACACCTGCGCCCGAAACCAAGCCCGAGCCAACTCCCAAGCCAGAACCGGCAGCGGAGAAGCCCAAGACCAGCACCGACGACCTGCCCCCGGAAGCGCTCACTGCGCGACTGAAGCGGGAACACGAGGCCGGTCTCAAGGAAGCTCTGCGCGAGCTTGGTGTCGAGAACATCAAGGACGCAAAGGTCGCGCTGGACGCTTACAAAAAGCTCCAGCACGAGAGCATGACCGAGGCGGAGCGTATCCGGACGGAACGCGACGAGTACAAGTCCAAGGCCGAGAAGGCTGACGAGTACGCCAAGGTCGTGAGTGAGCAGGCCACCGCTGCGCTGTCTTCCCTGACGGAAGCGCAAACGGAAACAGTCACCAAGCTGGCTGGCGACGATCCAGTTCGTCAGCTGCAAGTCGTAACCCAACTACGGGCCAGCGGAATGCTCGGCTCACCACCACCCGAACCGAAAAAAATGGCCGCGCCTGCGTCCACCGCCCCGCCCCAGTCAGCCCCCGCGCCGACTGCGACGACGGAGCAGCAGCAGGCGCTTTCTACGTACGAGTCGCTGAAAGCGCGAAACCCGGTCGAGGCAGCTCGGTACCACCAGCGGCACTATGCCGCTATCAGTGCCGCGCGGAGCCGAAGCTAGGTCAGCGTGAGGGCGGCTCGGGTTTTCAAAGGACAACCCGATGTCAGACATCAATCGTGCAACACTCCCCCAGGAGTTCTTCGACATCACCAGCACCAACCTGCTGGTTGAGCCCGAGCCGCAGTACCTTCACGCGATGCTCATCAAGATGGCCATGTCGGCCGCGTTCAATCCGGACGCGATGCTGGGCATGCCAGGTCGAACCTTCGGCTCCAATGGCGCCGACTACCTCAGCGCTGAGGAGGGCCGCCTAGCGCTCTCCGATGGTCTCTACGACCAAGCGGTTGAGGTGGTTCCGGAGCTCGGCAAGGGCCCCGGTCACACCATCCGGCTGAACCGTCCAACCTTCGAGGACACGTCCTACGACGAGTCGGATCGCGTCATCGCGGCCAGTCAGACCATCAGCACCACGCCTATCGCGGTGCAGACGGATCAGGTCCCGATCACCATCAAGCGGCAGGCTGGCCCGTACAGCTCTGTGCAGGGCAACGTCGCGCCTTACGGTGTCGATCGCTTTGACGGCAGCTTCATGCTGCACAAGCCTGCGCAGATCGTGGGTCGCAACCTGAAGCGCGACTTCGACAAGACGATCGACAGTCAGGGTGTGAAGCTGTTCGATACTGGCAGCACCACGGTGCGCCCCTCGGGCATGACCAGCGACAGCACTCCCGCTGTGGCCGGCGACTACCCGATGAGTTACCGCGTGGTACAGGCCGTCGAGAAGGATCTGGATGTGAAGAACATCCCCTACTTCGGCAACGGCAAGCGCGCGATGATTCTGTCGCCGCTACAGACCGAGCAGCTGAGTCTCGACGCGGACTTCAACCGCCTGGCGAAGTTCCACGAGAACTTCAACCCGCTGTTCCGCGGCAGCTATTGGCGCAGCGTTGGCAACTTCGACATCTTCAAGTCGAACACGCTGCTCGCGCCTCAAAACGGCAACTCCGTGCCGGTGCATCACGGTCAAGCCTTCGGGCCTGGCGCGGTGGGCTGCGGCATGGGCGAGCTTCCTCGCACCGCCTACAGCACGCAGGACAACTACGGCGAGACCGCGCTGGTGATCTGGCTCTGGTACGTCGGCTTCGGCGTGTTGGACAACCGCTTCATCACCTCGATCCGCACCAGCTGAGGAGCGACCAATGGCATACAACGACTACCTAGTAACCGGCGTCCAGTCGACGTCCCCGGTCCTCACCAGCGTTGCCGCTGGGGCCGATGGCGCAGGCGCGACGCTGCTGATGAGTCGGGTTGCGCTTGGTTCGCTCTCCGCAACCGTCACCGTCGACGCGGAAACGGACACCATCACGCTGACCCCAGTGTGGCAGGTGTCCAACGATGCCTCGACGTGGATCGACGCCAGGCCCAGCAACGCCGCGGCTAACGTGGCTCTCGCGACGGGCACCAGCAGCCCGGACGCCGCTGTGACGGCTGTCGTGTCGGCTCCAGCGGCGGCCTACGGCTTCCGCTACGCGCGCTGCAATGTGCGCGTAGGCGTCACTACGGGCACGGCGAACGACACGGCGACCATCGCCTACAACTACGCATCCGCCTCCGCGACTGCGTGACCTGAATGGCGCTGCTCACGAGTGAGATCATCCGCATCAAGTACGAGCTCGGCTACAACGTCCTAGCGGCGGGAGCCGAGCCGTACATTGGTGTGTACGCCGTGTTTGACCAAGTCATCGCGGCCTACATGACGAGCGGCGCCACCACGACCAGCGCAACTGCTGTCACTGCCGCGTCAGCGCCGACTCCGGTCACGTTGACGCTTGCGGCGGCCGCGGGCTTCGCTGAGGGCGCCCGCGTGGTGGTTGACGTGGACGCCCGCCAAGAGATTGCGACCGTCCAGACGCTCTCTGGGACGTCTCTAACGGTCTCTCTCTCAAGAGCGCACTCCGGCACCTATCCGGTGACGGTTGAAGGTGGCGAGAGCATCGTTCGCGAGCTGCTTCTCCGCATCAAGACGACCTCCGACGAGATGAGCGGCGTTTTCGGTGAGGGTGCGCTGAAGAAGGTCGACGAGATCGAGTTTCACCCGAGCGGCACCAAGTCCAACTTTGCCAACCTCGGCGACCAGCTTCGCTACTGGAGAAACGAGCTAGCCTCGTGTCTCGGCGTGCGTAACCTCCGGGAAGCGCGCCGCGGTGGCGGACACACGATCGCTCTCTACTGATGTCCCGCGCCGACCGCTACCGCCGGATCGCCGAACGGATCCGCGCGATACCGGGCCGCGACTTCGGCCTCTACACCTACCGCGTCTTCGCGCGCGCCTCGACCCGTGACGGCGCTTTCGCGCTGGAGGGTACCGAGACCGCGAGCGAAACCGAAGTGCTCAACGCCGGATCCCCCGTGCGGGTCCGCATGGTCAACGATGAGCAGCTAGCCCTCGGCAACATGGGCAAGGGCACCCTTA